AAGGGTGTTCCCTCTGCGATGGGGGGGGGGGGGGGGAGGGGGGGGGGGGGGGGGGGGGGCGGCCTGTTCAAGGCGATTGCTTCAGGGCGTGGCGGCGGAAAAGGACCGGGACAGCGCGGCAGGGGGCCAGGCTGAAGGCGCTGGACGCAATGCGCCGGGGGCCGGGCGGGGCCTGCCCTTTGTGGGTGCATTATGTGCATAATGCGCCCATGAAGGCCCCTACTTTCAAAACCGGGGAACGATTTTCAGGGGGCAAAAATCGCCATGCACCTCTTCCCCCTCCCCTATTCAAAATTTTTCTTATACCAAACCAGTCCTATACGGGCTGGTCTTTTTTTCTATCTCTGGCTTTGGAGCCGGGGGTAGTTCCAAAACTGGACGGCAAATTCGATTTCTGTAAATGGGGAAGCTCAAAAAAATTTTTGCGCGGGGCTTCGCCCTTTTAAGGAGTATATGGGCACTTATTCGTGGGCGCATTAAAAATAGCTTGACGGCGTGCTTATACTGCGGATTACCGAAGGAAATGCAAAGATGTATCGGAGATGATTATGCAGATATGTACAGGATGGGCGGCAAAATCAGGACCCTGGACGAGCTTGCAAGGCAGGAGTTCATTTTCTTCTCCTCGAAGAACAATCCCAAGCTCTATCACTGCGGATGGTTTATGAGCTGGCAGTTTCGCGTTGCGGCGCGGTACATAAGGTGGGGCTATTTATATTACGCAGTAAAGGAAGATAACCACGATGGCAAATAACGCTTACAAGCGCGCACAGACAAGCTTTTTGGATGAAATTATCGTAGACAACTTCGCAGGAGGCGGCGGGGCCTCAACCGGGATAGAGCTTGCTGCTGGGAGACCGGTAAACATAGCAATAAACCATGATGCCGCCGCGATCCTCCTGCACAAGACAAATCACCCTTATACAGAGCATATACAGGCGTCGGTGTGGGATGTTGACCCGGAGGAAGTATGTGCGGGACGCCCCGTCGGTCTTGCATGGTTTTCTCCCGACTGCAAGCACTTCTCCAAGGCGAAGGGCGCGGCATTGGTTGACCGGAATATTCGCGGGCTTGCATGGATTGTCCTGCGCTGGGCCGGGACCGTCAGGCCGAGGGTGATCATCCTCGAAAATGTCGAGGAGTTCAAGACCTGGGGGCCTGTCCGCAAGGGTAAACCGGTCAAGAGCAAAAGCGGCCAAACCTTCCGCAAGTGGCTCTCACAGCTCAAAGCTCTGGGCTACGAGGTGGAATACCGGGAGCTGGTAGCGGCGGATTACGGCGCGCCAACCACACGAAAGCGCTTTGTGTTGATTGCACGGTGTGACGGACAGCCTATCCGCTGGCCGGAGCGTACACATGCGCCCAGGGACAGCGAGGAGGTCAAGGCCGGGAAACTGCTGCCGTGGCGCAGCGCGGCAGAGATCATCGACTGGAGCCTGCCGGCCTATTCGGTTTTCGCCACAAAGGCAGAGATCAAGGAGAAATACGGCGTCAATGCAGTCCGGCCGCTGGCCGACAATACTCTGCGGCGCATCATCCGGGGCATGGACAAGTTCACCATCAAAAGCGGAAAACCGTTCATTGTCGAATGCAACCACGGCGGAGACGGTCACGCTCGCAGCGTGGAAGAGCCGGTCAATACTGTTACCGGGAGATATACCGGCGGCGTCTGCGAACCTGTAACGATTCCTTATACGTTCAGCAATACAGGCGGCTCTGTGGGCAGTCCGGCGGATGAGCCTGTACATACTATCCGCACTGCCGGCGGCCAGGTACTCGCTGCGGCAAACCTGATCCAGTACCACACGGAGCAGTCTGAGGATGTGCGGGCAAACGGGCTGGACGCGGCGTTGCCCACGGTGGATGCCTCCAACCGCTACGGGCTGACTTCGGCGCACCTGGTCGAGTTTTACGGTAATGGACAAGCCATTGACCCGGCAGAGCCGATGCACACCGTCACCAGCCACGACCGGGAGGCTCTGACAGCGGTACACCTGGACAAGTATTTTGCAGGAGGATATAAGGGGTGCGGAAATGGGGCTGATGAGCCTTTGAGCACCATAACCGTAGAACCACGCCAAAGTGTGGTAGCCACACATGTTGTGAAATTCAAAGGACCGGATATTGGTCAGAGCCCGGATGCTCCTTTACAAACCGTAACAGCGATAAACCCGTTTGCCCTGGCGGCTGTAAAAACAGTGAAATATACTCCCGGAACGGATTTAGGTTACTGGCCGCAGATCAGGGCGCTGCTGAACAAATACTGCGGGTACGCCCTCGCTGATGACGAAATCCTGCTGCTCTGGATAAAGGGCGCATGGAGATATATCTGCGACATATCTATGCGGATGCTGACGCCGAGAGAGCTGTACAACGCTATGGGTTTTCCGCCGGACTACATCATTGAGCAGGACTATACCGGAAAGCCATACCCTAAGTCCCAGCAGGTGGCCCGATGCGGCAACGCCGTCTGCCCGCAGATAGCCTCAGCCGTTGTCAGGGTGAATTTTCCTGAATGGGCAGTAGAGCTTTTCACAATGGCGGAGCTGGAAAAGACGATTGCGATTTGAGGTGAAAGAAATGCTTTACACGTTCAATGAAGTGGCGGAATTGCAAAAAATGCCGCTTGATTACAAAATTTCTGTTGCGGTCGAATGGATCGGCAAGGCTTTTGCCACCTGCAAGAATCCAGCGCTGGCCTTCAGCGGCGGGAAGGACAGCACGGCGCTCTGGCACCTGATCAGAACCCATTTCCCCGAGGAAGCAAAGAGACTGCACATCATTTTCGGCAATACGGGCGTTGAGTATCCCGAAAGCCTGAAATTCGCCCGGCAGCTGGGCAAAGAGTGGGGCGGTGAGATGTTCCACGAGGTCACGGCGGAAAAAACGGAAAAAGAAGGGCTTAAATACGCCGCGCAGCAGGAAGTGCTTGAATGGCTGATCAGCACCGGAAAAATCGGAGAGCTGCTGAAAGCCGACGGTAAGCTGAAAAGCACAGAGGCTCTTGAAAACGCGGCCACGCCCGAAATGTGGGAGGATTTTCGCCGGCGTAAGCTTGTCTGGCCCGCAGGCACGGCAAAGTCTTATTTCTGGTGCTGCGATCAGTACGGCTATCCGCTCCTGGGAAAAGCGGCAAGCAAACTGCAGGCCCGCCGTATCAACATTGATTGTTTCCTGCGTTTTTCGCAGACGGCAAGCAATGACCCCAAGCTGAAAGAATACTACGAAATGCTCAAAGTATGCAAAATCAGTCAGCACTGCTGCACGGAGCTTAAGAAAAAGCCTTCTGACAAGCTCTGCCGTGAGCTGGGTATCGACTGCGTTTTCATGGGCATGATGGCCAGCGAGAGCCGCCGGCGTCTGATTTCCTTCTGCGATAACGGATACCTCTATAAAGTAAAAAAAGATTGGAGCGATAATCATTATCACTGCCACCCGATAGCGATCTGGACGGATGATGACGTTTGGGAATACATACACCGGTTTAACTGCCCATACTCCCCCTTATATGACATTGGCTATGAGGACCCGGAGACTGGCGAATGGGTGAATATCAAGCGAAACGGCTGTCTTGGCTGCGGCACAGATATTCAATTTCCGCATAACCACCTCAGTATTCTTCGCCGGACCCACCCAAACCAATGGCGCGGCATTATGAAGTCCGGCACCGGGGAGCAAATTAAACTGCTCAGGCAGTACCGCAAAGGCGGTCAGCTCTCCATGCTGGAGTTTATGTCGGTAGAGAAAACCATAGACACCCATCCCTGCATATTCGATTCTTTGGATGAGCTGGCTCTTCCAGAAGGGGCGATTCTGGAATATGACAGCGAAGTGGATGCCGGAGAGGAAACGGATGAAAGCACTATTTAGATACCCGGGCTCCAAGTGGTCTATTGCCGACTGGATTATTGGCCACTTCCCGGAAGGATACGAAAAGATGGTCTATCTGGAGCCGTTTTGTGGCAGTGGCGCAGTATTCTTCAACAAGAAGCCCAGCGCAGTGGAAACGGTCAATGACCTTGACAGCGACATTGTGAACCTTTTTCGTGTCCTCCGGGAGCATCCTGAAGAGCTTAAACGGGCGCTGGAACTCACCCCGTACAGCCGCGAGGAGTACGACCTATCCTTTGAACCATGCGACGAGACAGTGGAGAAGGCCCGACGCTACATGGTGAAAACCACACAGGCTATCGGTGCGAAGATGAACGGGACAAGCAAATGCGGATGGCGAAATCACAAGCAGATAAAGATCGGCGGTACCGCCTGCAAATGGGCCGGTATCACGGAAACAATTTATACCGCTGCGGCCAGGCTCCGGGGTGACACCACCCACCTCGTCCAGATTGAACACATGGACGCGCTACGGCTCATTGAACGGTATAACTCTCCTGATGTGCTGATGTACCTTGACCCGCCCTATGTCCGCTCCGTGCGGAAAAGCGGCGCACTGTACAAGCACGAGATGGACGACGCTGGGCAGGAAGAGCTTCTGGAGATTATCACCCGGAGCAAAGCAAAGATCATTATCAGCGGTTATGATAATGACCTTTATAACACCGCACTGGCCGGGTGGCACAAGGACTATGCTATGTCGCAGACCACATCAGCAGAGAAGGCCATCGAAGCGATCTGGATGAACTATGAGCCGCCGGTTTTGCAGTATGACATGTGGGGAGGCGATGAAGCATGAATGTGGCATACAACATGGACTGCATGGAGGGCATGAAGCAGTTTCCGGACAAGTATTTTGACCTTGCTGTGGTGGACCCGCCTTATGGGCTTCCCCCGGACTCTTCAAATGGCCGTGGTAAGTTGAAGGGTCGGGCTTTCAACCAAGGGAATATTTCAAGCTGGGACTCTGCCCCCCCCTCCGAGTATTTTGAAGAGCTTTTCAGGGTTTCCCAAAATCAAATCATTTGGGGCGGGAACTATTTCAATTTACCTCCATGCCGCGGGTTTATTGTTTGGGATAAGCTCCAGCCATGGGATAACTTCTCCAAATGCGAATACGCATGGACAAGCTATAATACCCCTTCCAAACTATTTCAGTTTGACAACAGGACGGGCGATAAAATCCATCCCACGCAAAAGCCGGTCGCCCTGTACCAGTGGATTTTCAAAAACTACGCGAAGCCGGGATTCAAGATTCTTGACACGCATTTGGGCAGTGGCTCCTCCCGAGTTGCCGCCTATGATGCTGGCCTTGATTTCGTGGGCTATGAAATCTGCAAGGACTATTTCGACAAGCAGGAACAGCGGTTTCAAAACCACATCGCCCAGATGAGCTTATTTGTCGATTAGAAAGGAGGCAATGCCAATGCCGATAAAAAACTACACCACAAAGATTGACGCTTATACGTCCATCGGGGAAATTCAGGGCGCTCTGGCGCGAAGCGGCGCAAAGCAGATCATGGTCGAGTATGAAAACGAAAGGCCCACGGCGATTTCCTTCACCATACAGCGCGGGGACGGGCTGTGCGGCTTTCGGCTGCCGGCAGCAACGGAAGGAACGCTGAGGGTATTTGCCAAGCAGAAGCTCAATGCCAAACCTGAGCAGGCGGAAATGACCGCATGGCGGAATGTACGGGACTGGGTGCTGGCACAGGTGGCGCTGATCGAGTGCTGCGATGTGCCGGTTGATCAGGTATTCCTCCCCTACCTTGTTGACCAGAGCGGCAGGCGGACGCTTTATGAAGCCTATTCTTCCGGGCAGCTTATGCTTGGAAACGGTGATGCAAATGGTTGACACCTGTGTTTGCTGCGGCGCCCCTGTCCCTGAAGGGCGGCAAATCTGCTGGATCTGCGAGCACGCGGATTATGCAAAGGCAGATGAACCCGTGAGTCAGGCCCCGGCTCCGGACCGCGCCAACAGGGGAAAATCAAAATTCGGCATAAAATGCTCTTCAAAAAAAAGGAAATCGGCACGAAACCGGGAAGTGAGGGATAACATGACAGACTTTAACCAGATCAAAGAACGTTTTGATGCTCTGCGTAAGCTCACGATGGACGCCATTGGGCGTGAGCTTGAAATCGACTACTGCGGGAAGAGCTATGAGGGCATATTTGAGTGGACGGTATGCTATCCGAGCTATTACGACGATCCTGATGCAAAGGCCGGGCCGGAGTTTTATGTACTGAAACTGCACTGCTATTTGCTTGGGCCGTCGCGCCATTACGAGTGGAGAGGCAGGACACCAGAAATCGTACTCAACAAAGCGGAAAAGGAGATCAAGTCATGGCTGACCTGATAGACCGAAAAGAACTCCTTGTCAAATATGACTATTATCACGAGGGGGAACCTGGCAAGGCAAGGAAGCTTATCGAAGCCGCCCCATCTGTCGACGCGGTGGAAGTAGTTCGCTGCCGTGCTTGCGTCCATGCGGTAGAAATCGAAAAGGACTATGTCCGCAAACTCTTTGTTGATGGCACGAAGCAATGCGAATTAGGCCGGGCAGATACGGTTTTCGGATATTCGATCATAAGCAATGACGGGTTCTGCGACAGCGGAGAAAGGAAAGAAGATGGCTGATCTGATAGACCGGGAAGCGGCTATAAGCATCACGGATTATGCCGTAGACGAACACCCCTACAAAGACCCAGGCAAGCCCGAAACCTACTGCGCATACAACGAGGGCTGGAATGACGCTTGCGATTATATCCGGGCAAGGTTGGAAAGCGTCAAGGCGGCTGAGGCAGTGGAAATTGTGCGGTGCCGGAACTGTGCAAAAGATGACCTGCCCACATGTTTTCTGTGCTACATCGAAAACCACGCACAGATCTTCATCAACCACGACCCGGATTTTTTCTGTGGCGCTGGAGAAAGGAAAGAAGATGAAACTTAAACCGTGTCCGTTCTGCGGCGGGAAAGCAGAACTTATTCAGTGCGGAAACCAATGGTATGTTCAATGCGCAGGTAGAGAGCCAATTGACTGCTACTGCAAGCCGTGGACTGGATATATTGACACAGCAGAAATTGCAATCGAAGTATGGAACAGGAGGGATGACAATGGCGAATGAGAAGCGGTTGATTGATGCGAATGCGCTCATAAACGAGGCTTGTGCTGAGGGCGCTTATGGGTATGTAGATGCAAAGCAAATTGCAGATGCTCCCACCGTGGATGCTTTGGAAGTAGTCAGGTGTAAAGACTGCATCAAGCGGTACGACACTGACGAATGTCCGATGTGCTTTGTGAGTGATGGGAAATATTATGAGTACACAAATGGGAATGGTTATTGTGACCGTGGAGAAAGGAAAGAAGAATGACACAACTTGAATTGCAGCAGCTTCTTGGTGAAGAAATCAAAAAAATATATGGCAGCGAAAATATGCCGAGGGAAACGCAGATAAAGGTGCTGGACACAGCAGCGGCAATTTCCAGCCTTGCCAAGCAGATGATCAATAACGCCGACGTTGTTCTCCGCGCTGAAAAGCTGGAGAATGACGGCAAACTCCGCAACAGCGCAATTATTTCCATGATTAAAGGAGAAACCGGCGAAAAATGAGCGGAATATCATACACGAAGGAACAGCTTGCTTTCATGGAGAAACACGGCGCGGATATGACCACCACCGAACTTACAAACGCGCTGAATAAGGCTTTTTCTACAGGACACACGGCAGGAAGCGTTCGTACTACTTTGAAAAATATGGGCATTCTCAAATCGAAAGAAACCCGCGCCCGCAACTGTGCCATGAATGGTGAGCCGATAGGAGCAGCGAAAATAATTGGCGGTTATCGCTACATAAAAGTCAGAAAATCATCCGGTGGATTTTATAAGGACTGGGAGCGGGAAATCTGCCTTGTTTATAAAAGCGTACACGGCGATATCCCGGCAGGCCATATGGTAGTCACGCTGGATGGGAACAAGCTCAATGCATCCCCGGAAAACCTGATTGCTATCCCGAAAGCTATCGCCGCAAGAATGATGAACGGGCATGGGAAATCATTTTGGTCAAGCTCCGCCGAAATAACGAAATCTGGGATAGCTGTTTGTGAGCTTGACCATGCATTATCAGATGTTGGAAGGAGGGCTGACAATGGCAAATGAAAAGCGGCTGATTGACGCAAATGCGTTCCTGAGAGATATTCTAACGGCTGGAATTGGCAAAACAATAATTGAATACTCCGAAAGCGATATAGGATATATGATACGCAAGCGCCCCACCATTGACGCCGTGGAAGTCGTGAGGTGCAAAGACTGCATCCGGCGTTACGACACAGACGAATGTCCGATGTGCTTTGTGTCCTTTAGAAAATTTGCCGAGTATACAACCGATAACGGTTATTGCGACCGTGGTGAAAGGAGAAAAGAGAGTGAAGCATACTAATGGAAATTAGACCGATTACGTTCCGAACCGCATGTGATTTTATTTCAGAGCATCATAGGCACCACAAGCCGACCGTAGGATGCAAATTTTCTCTTGGATTGTACGATGATAATAAGCTTGTCGGTGTTGCGGTATGTGGGAGACCAGTGAGCCGGTTCCTCGACGATGGTATGACATGCGAAATAAACCGCTTATGTACTGACGGAACATTCAACGCTTGTTCTATGCTATATGGAGCCTGCTGCCGCGTAGCGAAGGAAATGGGCTATCGCAAAATAATAACATACATCCTTTCAAGTGAAAACGGAGCAAGCCTTCGAGCCAGTAACTTTATCTGTGATGGAGAAGCTGGAGGCACACATTGGACCGGTGCACGCAACAGAGGACAGGAAATACCAGCAGAAAAGAAAACCCGTTGGAGTAAACAACTTGGCGGAGAAAGGAGAGAAGATGGAACTTAAACCGTGCCCGTTTTGCGGAGGAAGTGCATTTATTCCGAAAAGTGATAGCGGAGACTTGTTGCCGTGGGTGGCATGTATAAAGTGTGGCGTTGAAACAGACTGCTATGAAACTTTGGAAAAAGCTATCGAAGCATGGAACAGGAGGGTGAATAATGTCTGAACTCAAACCGTGCCCGTTATGCGGCGGAGAAATTGATGCGCGTGGAGGGCAGTGCAACTACGGAAAGCGAATTATGACGTTGGATTTGAAGTGTAAAAAATGCGGTACAATTTTCAAATTTAAAAGTAATTGGCTTGTTGATCCATATTCCGAAGCAATCGAAGAATGGAACAGGATGGCCGGAAACAAAACGTCCTGAGTTTCTTTAAAAGGAGGTCTGGAGATGGCAGCTTGTTATAAATGCGACGCCTGCGGAAAAGTGATCGCAGACAGATACCAAGCGAAGATGAAAGAGTTTTACATCAGTTATTTTGCCGATGATGGCATGTTAATCCCTTGGAACTACACGAGAAAAGTTAAAGTTGATCTTTGCGACGACTGCTACCATGGGCTGAATGAAATTGCGAGGAGGAAAAGCAATGAAAGCCTATGAAGCGTGGAATATTGAGAACTGCGATAGAGGCAATACGGTTGTTTTTGCTGAGAACAGCCGGGAGGCAAAGAAAATCGCTTTCAGTTCTGAAATCTGCGAAGACGCCGAATGGACCAGCGTTCGCGTTAGACGACTCCCTGAGATGGATAAGCATTATCGAGGCTTTCCCGAAGTAAACTGGGACAACGCCCAGGACCGCCGAGCTCTTGTCTCTCTTGGATGGATATGCCTTGAGCCACTGGATAGTGAGTGTAAGAATTGCCCGGCTGGAGATCTATGCCGCGGAGCATTGGAGGAGCTTTGAATGGATGAACGAAAAGAACTGATTGAGCTGCTGAAAAGCGGCGGCGTCCGAAATTTTCCGTTTGTTGCAGCGCTTGCCGACTATTTGATCAAAAACGGTGTTACTGTGCGTCGGAGCCTGAGCATTAAAGTGACCGGCGGAGAGATCAAAATGGATGATCTGTATCTGGATACACCCGCTCTGCGCACGGATTTTCTGATCAACGGGCAGGCAGTCCATCACACCGTTCTTATGAGCCCCACAGCTTTGCAGGAGCTGGGATATGAACGGGTAAAGCACGGACGGTGGATTGAAGCGGCAGGCGGAAGGACAATTTGCAACCAGTGCGGAGAATACCCGCTTTATGATTACTTCGGGCGGCAAAAGCGCACAAAGGCGTGTCCCTCCTGCATGGCGGTGATGGATTTGCCTGAGCAGGCAGAGGAGGCATACCGTGGCGATCAGTAAGACTATGAGAGAAGCCGTTTACGAAAAATACGGCGGCCATTGCGCATACTGCGGAAGATCAATCAAGTATTCCGAAATGCAGGTAGATCACTTCAGGCCCCGGCGGGCATATAACGCGGAGGATAGCGGTGGGGATGACATCAGCAATCTGATGCCGGCTTGCCGCATGTGCAACCACTACAAGCGGGCAAACACGCTCGAAACATTCCGCAGATACATAGAAGAAATTCCGCGAAAGCTCCGGGAGAATTACATCTACAAGGTCGGCGTGGCCTATGGCAATGTCGTTGAGAATGAGAAACCGATAAGGTTTTATTTTGAGGAGGCGGCCATAGATGACTATATCAAGCGCGGTATAATAATGGACGGGGGTGCTGACAATGGCTGAATTTGTACTTTCTGGCCAGGAATTATTTGGCCGATATGCGAGGATCGCTTACGGACACGCACTTGACGGCAAGCAGGATTATCACATTTACAAATGCATTCAATCTTTTAGGAGCAACTGTTACTGTGATGTGCCGCTTACATACCAAACGGAAAATAACTGCTATAACCACGAAAATATAGTGGATGTTGTCAATGTAATTCATTGCGGAATTGACGAAAACAGAGTTATTCGTGTGGCACTAAATGACATTGAATTGCTCCCCGCCGAAGACGTTGAGCCTGTGAAGTGTGGATGGGTTAGTGTGAATTATGAATTGCCAAAGCGAGAAAAAGATTCTGAACATTGGAAGAGATACAATGTTGTGGTTTTGCGATCACATTGGCCCACATCTTCTTATGATTCGTGTGATGCTCCATACGATGAAGAAATTGTGACAACTGCAATGTATGATAGCGAACAAAAAATATGGCATCTTGATTGGGGCACATCACTAAATGCCCTTATTGATATTAAAGATTCTCCGCTTAATGGTGATTATGTCACACACTGGATGCCGCTCCCTGAGCCGCCGAAGGAGGTAGAGACATGAACGGAAGTTGCTGCGAATGTGAACTCCGGTGGTATTGTAAGCTCGATCCGGCTGAATGCGATAACCCGTCGGAGCCTGTGCTGACCAACTTTGAAAAAATTAAGGAGCAGATAGCCGCGGCCAGTGTGGAAGAGTTTGCGGAGATATTGGTAGACCCAGACGCATTGTTTTCCTGTAGGAAATGCGAAGTATTTTCATCCATCGCCCGCGACTGCGATTTTGAGTGCGAAATGCACTGCATAAACTGGCTCAATTCTGAATTTAAGGAGGGAGAGAAATGAGCAAAGCTGTACTGATCAGCATCCGCCCTAAGTGGTGTGAGCTTATCGCCAAAGGCAAAAAGACCGTAGAGATCAGAAAAACCTTTCCTAAACTGGAAACGCCGTTCAGGTGCTATATCTATTGCACCGAAAAGCGACCGCTTTTGACACGCGGAAAATTTCCAATAGAGATTGATACGGTTTGTGTGCGAACCAGAGAGGCAGCAAATACGTGGGGCTTAGATGTATTAAACGGCAAAGTCATCGGAGAGTTTACATGCGATTTCATAGAATATCTTAACAACTTGTTTGTGGGTGAACCGGATTACCACATGCCAGAATACGGGAATGCTTGTCTTGAATTGAAAGACCTTGAAAATTACGGGAAAGGCAAAAGACTTTACGGATGGCACATATCCGATCTCGTGATCTACGACAAGCCCAAGGAACTGAGCGAGTTCGATAAGCCGATGTGTACCCGTGAGAGTGACTGCGGGGCAGGCTGCTCTTATTTCGACCCTGATTTAGTCATTTGCAAGCGAGAAACCACTTTTAAGCGCCCTCCTCAGAGCTGGTGCTATGTTAAGTGAAAAGAAAGCGAGGATAAATAATGCCGTTTCATATTGCTGACAGGACCTACACGGCGGGTACGGACAGGAAGCCTGAAGCACTCGGCTTTATTGAGGGCCACACTGAGGGCTCGACATGTAGATACCCAATACTTGGGATAACCCCAACACTCTGCCTAAGCATTAAATCCGAGACGGACAAGATGATTTACCATACTTACAAAAATCTTTATGGAGAGGTTCCGCATGACATGCGTTCTTGTTCCCCAGATAAATCTAAGTTTTTCATGCGTGATCGTGAGATCGGAGACGTTATAGGAGAAGAGATGTTGCTCGATCACGGTCAAGTAATCCAGCTCATTTGCGAACTGCTCAAATGGCTGGTGCGAGGTTATTGAGGAGGAATGACAGTGACCAGAGAAGAAGCAATACACCATTTTGAGAAGCTGGAAGCCGACGCCAAAAATAACGCTGATGATTTTGAGCGGCTTTTCCAGGGGCAAAAATCTGCATACCGGAAAGATGCAGAATTGTATGGTATGACGCTCTCCGCCCTACGGGAGCAGGAGAAACGGGAGAACGCGGAGCCGTAATCCGGAGGAGGAATTTAATTGAAACCGTTATACATACCAAAAGGACGAGCCAAAGAGTACGGGGACTACGCTGTGAATATCTACACAGGCTGCCCACACCGCTGCTATTACTGCTTTGCACCGAATGTCCTGCACCGGGACCGCGAGCAGTTCCATTCCTGCGTGGAGCCAAGGCCTGGCATTGTCGACGCGCTGAAAAAGCAGCTTGACCGCGAGCAGATCACTGGAAAGCTCATACACCTGTGTTTTACCTGCGACCCGTACCCATCCGGGTATGATACTTCTGCCACACGGGAGGTTATCAAGGCTATCAAGGCCAGCGGAAACCATGTGCAGATTCTCACGAAGGGGAATGGAAGCCGAGACTTCGATCTGCTGGATGAAAACGACTGGTACGGGATTACCTACGATGGAGCCGCCCACGGGGTATATGAACCGTTTGACCGGGTGGTTGACCTTTATTACGCAAAACAGTGCGGAATAAACACATGGGTATCATGTGAGCCGGTGCTGAATGCTTCAAGAATTCTGGATTTCCTGCGTAACTGCAATGATTTTACAGATAAAGTTAAAATAGGGAAACTGAATTACTATCCTTCCAACATTGACTGGAAGATATTCGGGTTTGCTGTTGAGCGCCTGTGCAGGGAGCTGCGGATGGATTATTACATCAAGGACGATCTGAGAAAAGAAATGGAGAAGCCATGAGCGAAAATGAACTTCGCGCCGCAGCATTTGGCATCTGGATTTATAAATACATTGAGCAGACCGGGAATATACCGTCTCTCAACGAACCCTTTTGCGTGGATGTTGACAACGACATGTTGGAGCGCACCCTGGAGATTTGCTCAATCTCTGATATAAAGTCGTCCGAGGCAGGCCCCTGCGAGATGACTGCATAATTTATCCCATGGTGCACAGAGAAGTCACCAGAACACACAGGACGAAACGGAGGTACTCCAATGACACCTGAAGAAAGAGTGTCACAGCACGAGCGCATTTCCAATGCAGAGCGTCAGCGCCGATGGCGTGGAAGTCATCCTGATGCCGCCCGTGCGCAGCAGGCAAAGTCCTACGCAAAGAATCGTGACCGCAGGATCAAGCAGCAGTCTGCGTACAGGAAGAAAAAGAGGCAGAAAGAACGGGAGCTCCCGCCTTATGGAGAATAACATGAGCGACACAGAAAAAATTACCGGGGTCTTCTGCACAGAAGATGCCATAGAGAGAACCTATTCATTCCTTAGCCAGTATGTCAATGGGCCTAACGGTGAGCCGCTTCGAAAGGACGATTCCACATTCAAATGCGCCATCCAACTCCTGCTGGATAATAAAATCTTTGAAAGCAAGGAAGATATGAGGCGTGAATGTCTCCGCGACTACTCGTTTATCCTGCCTGAATTTCTCTTTCCCAAATAAAATTTCAAAAGGGAGGCGCAACAAAACGACGCTGCGCCTCCCCTATTTTTGGCCTTATTTTTTCTGCATATTTTCTGCATGTAAAATTTCCCCGAAAATGCTCATTTTTCATGGATACGCTTTTCCTCATTGAGTAATAAAAACCCCGAAAATGCTTGAAAAATAAGCACTTTCGGGGTTTTTAGGTGGAGCTGGTAATGTGACTCGAACACACGACCTGCTGATTACGAATCAGAGATCACCAAGCTCAAAAGCGTTGAAATTCAAAGACTTTTTCAATTAGATTTTGTTTTCTGCATGTGATTCTGCATATTTGGCATGTTTTCTTTTGCTGGTGGATTGATAATTGACGCGGCGTACAGAGCGTCAGCTTCGCCGGAGTCTACGTAGATATTGGACGTAACGGCGATGTCCGAATGCCCCATGAGATACTTGATGATGTTGATGGGGACACCGGCGTGCTGAAGATCTGTGCCGTAGGTGTGCCGGAGGCAATAGAGTACCAGATCCGGCGCGATCTTGTGGCCATTGCGGGGCTGCGTTGGGTCTTTTGGATCAGGGTATAAGGGCGTGCCGTCATCGGCCAGATCAGACGGGTCGTAGATATGGCCGGATGGCGTGTGCTCTGCACCCATGTACAGATCCATTTGACGGGAAAAGCTCTCCCAGCGTCGGCGGATGGACGTTTCGGTTAGCATTGACTTCCCGTCGTTTTGTGTGAACACAAAGTTATCACAGTCTCTCCCCTCTGTCAAGGCTAAAAGTTCCTGCCGTATACCGCTGGGGATGGGGACAAAGCGCACGCCGGCATTGGTTTTCGGCGGGGCGATCACTTTGGTGCCAGATTCAACAGAGGATGAAATATGCAGCAAATTCTTCTCAAAATCAATGTCTTTGATTTTGAGCGCTGCACACTCTGCGGGGCGAAGGCCGGTGCCGATAAGGAAGCGAATCCAGAACCCGTTTCTGTGTGTTTTGGCAACGGCCTCCAGCGCTTCCCTCTCTGCGTCTGTCAAACTGCGCCGGCTCCCCTTTTCCACTGCCGGTAGTTCAAGAGACACAGAGGGGTCAAAGGGGATGAGACGGGAGACGTAAGCCTGGGAGAACATGGCCTTGATGACAATGCGGAGCTTGGAAACATGAGAAAAAGACTTATTACTTTCCGCATTCAGGATGCGCTTCAGGTGAACATCCCGCACATCCCGCACTTTCATCTTCCCTATGGCAGGAACAATATAACTGTTTACCGGGCGCTCGTAGGTGTTGCGGTAGCTCTTTTCCGTCATGGTCCCGCGCATTTTCTTCTCACCCGGCTTGCGCACCTTGGGCCTGATATAATCCCTCAGCCATGTCTCTGCCCAGGCAGAGACCAGAAGATGATCGCTCAGACCGGCGTTCCCCTGGCGGACGGCCAGTTCCTTTTCCGCGAGACGACGCGACGCTTCGCGCTCGTTTTTTCCTGAAACAAAATACTGCTTTCCCTCGAAGACAAAGCTCTTGCGGACATATTCATATTTTTTCTTTTCACTGTCGTTCTTTTTTGCACGCGTCAGCTTTTTACCGCAGTGGTTGCAAAAAGCGGAACCTTCCGGCACTTCGCTTTTGCAATATTTACATTCCATTTTTTATCCTCACATCATAAACCGTATACCGTCTACTCCGCCCAGGGCAGAAGAATCTCCCCCGAAAAAGAAAGAGGCTGCCTCGCGCCAGAAAATACCGCCTGCAGGGTTTCCATGGTCCTCCATGAGATAGGCGATGAGAAGAAAGGCGCAGGCAAAAAGAAGGACGCCAAGGATAATTGCAACGGCAGTTATGCCGCGGCGCCGGCTACGCTCCCCTTTCAACTGCTCCTGTAAATTTTTAAGCTTGTCGTGGCCTTCTTGCCGCACTTCCTCAACGCGCCCGGTCTGCTTTTGCTCCTGGGTCTGGAGCTGTTGAAGAAGCCGGGCATTTTCTTCCCGCAGGCGGCGGTTGCTTTCGGCAAGCTCATCATCAAGTATTTCCCGGAGCCGGACGGTGTTTCTCAGCGCCACAAGATCTTTCTCCTCCGGCGTCGCTCCATCAGGGATAGCAAGGGCAGAGTCGGGTATGTCCAAAAGGGCGATATTCAAAGGCTTAATGGTCAGGTTGTAATTAAAATTACAGATGTCCTCAGAGCCATCGGCAAAGACCCTTTTGATCGAGCTCTCCGAAATGGAAAGGCCTCTGGCGAGGACCATATCAAAAATCTGCTGGTTCGTAAGGTTTTGCTCCTGCTTTTTTTGCTTCAAGCGCAGGATAGACTGACGGATCAACTCACGGGTATTTTCTGTTTGTGACATAAAACTATCCCCTTTCCTGCCGGATTTCTAAGATATCAGGAAAATGAAACCCTACGGGGACCGTTGCCTTGCGGTCAAACCGGTTATATTTGCCTTAAGTGCCAAAATGCGGATAAACTGGCCTGAATTGGCACCGGTTTGAACCTTGAATGACCGAAAAGACAATGTTATTTTAAACTTGTCCCCAGCGGATGCGGCGGGCTTCCTGTTTGGCGACCGGGGCACGCCGCTTTTCCATGACAAATCCTCGCCTTGCCTAAATATAAAGGTGAAAATTGGTAAGTTTAACCGAACTGTCTATTTTGACTTGACTTTTTCAGCCAAAGTAGTATTATCTTATTAAGATAGTTTGCATGTTTTTTTGTCGCATTGAGATATTGGAGGGCGCATTATGGAAAAGACTTACCCGGAATTGTTTAAAGGACTTTCTGACAAAAACAAAGAGAAAGTCAATGAATACATCGACTCACTTTACAAAAAGCAGAAAGCCGGGCAAGAAAAACAAGATACACGCTGCATTAAGGACCCAGCGCTTCTGTGCGCAGGCCGACACAGGGTTTAAGTCTCCGACTGAGATTTAGACAGCTTTAAAATCAAAGCGTCAACAAGTTCCCGGTTTTCGGGAGACAAATTAAAATATTCCGGGTTCAGCTCGATCCCCTTTTGGGGGGTCGGGCTTATTTTTTCCTCTTCTCCGAGCAGATACCCGACCGAGACGCCAAAGTATGAGGCAATCTTTTGAGCCGTCACTGCTGAGACGCCAGTACGTCGCCCCATTTTTAGGTCCGTTAAAAGCCCCTTACTGATACCTATGTCTGTGCACATTTTTCCACCTTTAATGCCCCGGCTGTCACAGAGCGCCATTATATTTTCGTACAAAGTATCCATTTGAGTACCCCCGAAATTGTTGAAATGAACAAAAGTACCCGAAAGGGTATTTTCCCCATTGACAATTACTCGTATGAGTACTATGATGCAATCGTAGCAGGTACTCGTACGGGTATTTAATAATATTTGTTAGCGCTTTTATTATAGTACGCTTACGAGTACTTGTCAATAAAATAAATGTAAAGAAGGTGCGCTTTTGTGAACTGTAGCAAGTTTTCGGACTTTGGGCTGCGCGTAAAAACAGAACTTCTGCAACGTGGAAAGACACAACAGTGGTTGGAAGAGGCAGTTAAAGCAAAAACAGGACTGTTCGTAGACAGCGGGTACATGTACAAGATTCTCACCGCGCAGCGCAGTGCCCCGAAAATTGTCGAGGCGATCTGCGAGATTCTTGAAATCGACTTAGAGAACACAATGGAGGGCAAAGGATGAACGAATTACAGATTTTTAACAACGAGCAGTTCGGCGAGATACGCGCCGTGGAACTTAATGGGGAACCCTGGTTTGTGGGTAAGGACGTGGCCGAGGCTCTTGGCTATAAAGATACCGTCAACGCTTTGAAATCGCACGTAGACCCAGACGATAAGCAGAGGGGGTGGCAAATCACCACCCCCTCCGGCAAGCAGGACATGACCATCATTAACGAATCCGGCCTGTACAGTCTGGTGCTGTCCAGCAAGCTCCCGAACGCGAAGAAATTTAAACGGTGGATTACGACCGAGGTTATCCCCTCCATTCGGAAGCACGGGGCCTATATGACGCCGGACACCATGCAGCGCTTTATTGCGGACCCGGATTTTGCCATAGGGCTGCTGACCGCACTGAAGGACGAGCAGGCAAAGAGCCGGGCGCTGGAGGCAGAGAACGAGAAGCAGTCTCAGCTTCTGGCCGACTATGAACCCAAGGTTCAGTACCTGGAAACCATCCTCCAGAGCGAGGGCACCATGACCACGGCGCAGATTGCCGCCGACTACGGCATGAGCGCCATACAGCTCAACCAGATCCTTCATGATTCGGGTATTCAGCGCAAGGTCAACGGCCAGTGGATTTTGTACCGGAAGTACATGGGCAAGGGCTACACCAAGTCCGAGACCATAAACATCACGCGTTCTGACGGGCGGCCTGACACCAAGATGCACACCCGCTGGACCCAGAAAGGCCGGCTGATGATCCACGAGGTGCTGACGGCCCGGGGCATCAAGGCCCGGATGGACAAATGACGCAGATCCCGGACGACCCGATCATCGCCTGCATGGAGCGGACAGGATATCCGCCCTGGATGCAGGAGGACGACTGCGGCGAGGAGGAGGAAGGACCCCTCAGTCAGCTTCGCTGACAAAGGGAGACAATGGCCCCCTTCCGGCCCTTCGGGCCACCTCCCCCTGAGGGGGAGGCAACACCTCATCCGCCCCTGCGGGGCACCTTCCCCTCAAGGGGAAGGCATTGCGGGCGACCGCAAGGGTCGCCCCTACGGCGGGGATGGTGGTACGGTAGAGAGACTACCCCTCAGTCACGCTTCGCGTGCCAGCTCCCCTGACAAGGGGAGCCTTTGCGGGGCGCGGTGGTTCTGTTTACGGGATTCTTCGCTGCGCTCAGAATGACAGCGAATCAAGGAAAGGAGATCACAATGCCGAAAGTGAAAAAGCCGCTTTCGTTACAGGAAGAAATGACGGCAAAGGAAATAAAGAAAAGCTACGGCGGGACGCTGAATTTGCAGAACGTGATGAGCTTCATGGGCATCAGCCGCCACACGGCGGAACGCTTTGTGGCTGACATGGATTACATACTGGTCAACGGCAGGAAACGCTATATGGCCACGGATTTGGCCAGAAAAATTGAATCCTGCCGGGTTCCCGGAGGAGTCTGAAATGAACACCGGCATAGAGATCCGCAGTATGCAGGCCGCAGTATTCCGCGCCAAAGCACCCTGGAACAGCGTGGACAGCGTAAGCGAGGCGGAGTACATGCGCTACCGGATCAGGCTTTCAGGCCGGGCAGTTGGGCCGGAAAAGGACCAGGCCAGCATTGACCGCTGCCTGTGCTGCCCCTACAGCGAGTGCATCAACTGCATCGGCGGCGGTACCCAGGCGAGGCGCGGTCGGCCAAGAAAGGCTGTGCACGCATGAGAATATACCCACAGAAAAACGGCGCCTATACCAAGCAGGAACTCCGGGATCTGGCCGCGCTGCTGCTGAAAGGCGGCTACACCGTGCGCATCAGCAAGCGGAAGGTCAACGAAAAGCCCGTGGAAATGGTGGAGTTCATTGGCGACGGCGAGCGCTTTGAGGAGTGAGGCCTGATGCTGGAATACACCTGCTTTAACAGCCGGGAGGAATGGCTGGAAGGACGAAAGGCAATCCCCGGTATCGGCGCTTCCGAGGCGGCGGCTATTCTTGGCCTTTCCAACTGGAAAAGCCCGGTGACGCTCTGGGAAGAAAAGGTCGGCCGGCGGCAGCCGGAGGATATATCGGCAAACGCCAACGTCTCTTATGGAACCAGGGCAGAGGAACATATCCGCGCGCTTTTCATGCTGAAGCACCCGGAATACCGCCTTACATACCGCCCCTACGACTTTGTTTACCAGACTGAGCGCCCCTGGCTCCGCTCCACACTGGACGGAGAGCTGACGGAGATCGCCACAGGGGAAAAGGGTCACCTTGAAGTGAAAAGCGCCCTGTGTGACAGCCGGGCGGACTGGGAGGCTTGGAACGGCAGGGTTCCGGACCACTATCTGGTACAGCTGGAACACCAGTTTCTCTCCACAGGCTGGAGCTTCTGCTGGCTGACGGCGGAGCTTTTGCGCCGGGACGGCAGCTCAGTCTTACGGAGTTATTTCTTCCTGCGGGAGGATTACCGGGTCGATCTGGAATACCTTTTGGAAAAGGAGGAGGCCTTCTGGGGATGTGTGAAAAGCGGCAGTCTCCCGGCGGCGATACTGCGGCTATGAGAGACCGAACTGAGGCTGAAAAGCTGTTTTCGGAAAACAGCAACCTGATTTACGCCGCCCTTTCAAAATACCTGCCCGAGGAGGCCAAGGACGAGGACATGCAGCAAATTTCCGCCATCGGCCTTTGGAAAGCCTGCCTCGCCTACGATGAGGGCGCCGGCACAAAATTTACCACGTTTGCTTACCGCTGTATGCGGAACGAAATTTACGGCGAGCTGCGGCGCAGGAAGCGCCGGGATCCGGAGGTGCCTCCCCTCTCCCTCCAGCTGGAGTTCTGCGAAGAATGCCCCATAATCACCCTGGCGGACCTTATTCCCGGCTCCGCCGATGTGGAATGGGCGGACTTCAAAGGCTTTTATTCCTCGCTGAGTGAAAGGCAGCAGTTTATCTTACGGGAAAAGCTGCGCGGAACAACCGCGAAAGACTGCGCCGCGGCATTGCACATTTCCTTGGAGACCTTTCACCGGGAGAAACGGAAAATCCGTGCAAAATGGAACAAATTCATCTGAAAAAAGGAGTTTCATCATGGATGAACGTGAACGAAACGACGACAACGCGCCCGCCTGCCGGTTTAACGAGGGCGTGGCCTGCCACACGAGGGACAGATGCCTTGTGTGCGGCTGGTGCCCGCCGGTGGCGGCTGAACGCAAAAGAAAAATACGCGAAGGAGTGAAGAAAAATGATCGTAAATGTTGAACTGCGCAAATCCGGCGAAAACGAATACGGCGGCAAGGAATACAGCTATGTGACAGAGCTGCCTCTCTCCGTTGGAGACATTGTTATCGCGCCCACCTTCAAGGGCCTGAGCTACGCGAGAGTTTCCCGCGTGAACATTGACCCGAAGAGCATTGACCCCGCCTGGCGGGACAGGCTGCGGGAGATCTGCGACTACGCGCCCCAGCCCGACGAAAAGGCAGAAGAGGGAGCCGGCACCGATGACTTTTTCGGAGGTGCCTGATGATTCTTCTCTACATACTGGATGTGTTGATGGAGGCGCTCTGGACCTGGGCCAAAACCTGCGGGGTTTTTTACCTGATAAGCCAGCTGATCGGTTTTCCTTTCAGCTGGCAGTTGGGCACAGTTTTCTTCCTTGTGAAGCTGGCCGTGGAATACGCCATTTCAGAGGACAAGGAATCCGAGGGCGAGATTTCCCCCGAGGAAATGGAGGAATTCCTGCTGGCCTTGACGCAGGACGCGGAATTTTTTGAGCTGGGCGGTGACGGACACGATGATCACGGCGGTTGACTGGCGGCGCTTCCCGGAAGAGAAGCCGGAAAAAGACGGTGACTACCTGGTTTACACCGTGGGCGACTATATGACGGTTACGCACTGGTCGAACAAGCATGGGCTTTTCAACACATGGGATCACCAGAGCAAAACGGCAATCAGCCCGATCAGAGGGGTTTTATGGTGGGCAGAACGCCCCGTGCCCAGAGAGGAGAAAACATGAACGAAAGCATGGAATTTGAAATTTTGAGCGACCTGAGTGCTATCAACCCCCAGCACATCGACACAAACTTTCCGGCGGTGCGCGACTGGCTGGAGCGGGAACTTGCCCCTTATGCAGGGATGGTAGTAACCGAGGACGCAGTGAGTTCAGCCAAGGAGGCAAGGGCCCGGATCCGCAAAATGCGGGACAGCGTCAACGGGCAGAAAATTTCCGCCAAGAAGCAGTGGCTCCTCCCCTTCTCGGAATATGAGGAGCAGTGCAAGACCCTGATGGGGCTTTGCGACGAGGCGATCGAGAACATCGACCGGCAGTGCAAAGCCTTTGAGCAGGAGCGCAGGGACAGCAAGATCGCCGGACTGCGGGCCTTTTTTGACAGCGCCTGCGTGGAAAAGGGCTGCGCCGGTTATCTGAAATGGGAAAAGGTGCTGAACACGCGCTGGGGCAACGCCGGTTACAAAGAGGACGAGGCCCGGAAGGAGATCACCGCGGCGACAGAAAGGGCCGCGGAGGATCTGGACTGCATCCGGGGAATGCACAGCCCCTATGAAACGGCGATGCTGGACGCCTTCCGGGAGACCGGGGAGCTCCGGGCGGCGCTGGAAAAGGGGCGTTCCCTTCAGGCCCTTGCAGAGGCCGAGGAGAGGCGGAGACAGGCCGCGCTCCGGGAAGATGTCCCTGCCCCCGCCGCCAGGGAAAACGCGGCAGATGCGCTCCACGCGGCTCCTGCGCCGGTTTTTGCACCGGAGCCGGTGAAGACCTTTGAAAAGAAAGCGGCGCCGCCCAAGCTCTATACCCTGCGTTTCTCTGTGGAGTGCGAGTACGAGCAGATGATGGCACTGAAGAGATTTCTGAACGAAAACAACATCCGATACAGCAGAATTTAAGGAGGTAAAGCCATGAAAACAGCAGCTGCAACGAATATTGCATCCCGCCAGAACCCGGTAAAGCAGGGCATGGTGGCCCGGGGTGCAGACAATCTGGAAACCCGGTATAAGGACATGAACGGGAACGAGGTTTTCGTCTCCCTCAGCATTCTGAATGACTACCTCTGCCCGGGCGGCAACTTTGCCCCCCAAGAAGCCTATGTCTACCTGAAGCTCTGCGAGATGCGGAGGCTGAACCCCTTTGAGCGTGAGTGCTACCTTGTCCGCTACGGCGGGAAGCCCACCATTGTGGTGGGCAAGGAGACCTACACCAAGCGGGCGCAGCGCAACCCCAAATACAAGGGCAGAAAGAGCGGCATTGTGGTGCTGAACCGCAAGGGCGACATCGAATACCGCAAGGGCGAGCTGATTCTGAGCGGAGAAGAGCTTGTGGGCGGCTGGTGCGACGTGAACGTGGACGGCTATATTGACCCCATCAGCGCAGTGGTGAGCTTTTCCGAATACTGCCAGGTGGACAAGGACACCGGCGCTGCCCTCTCCAACTGGAAAACCAAGCCCTGCACGATGATCCACAAGGTTGCGGTGGTCCATGCCCTGCGCGACGCATTCCCGGACGAGCTGGGCGGCATGTACTGCGCGGAAGAGCTGGGTATGGAGGAGAGCGAGGACAACAGCATTCCCGCTGGCCCCATGGCAGACGCCGTGGACGCACAGTACAGGGAAGTGGAGCCCTCCACGACCGGAGAGCCCGACCAGGAGGAAGCGCAGAGCAGCTTCTTTGACAGCGAGGATTAAAAAAATGGGATATATCAAAACCAGCAACAACCAGATGGTGGTATGGGGGCAGGTCACCCAGGACGCCACATTCCGGCACTTTGACTCAGGGAAAAATGTCTGCAATTTTTCCCTGAAATACGGGCGGGCGGAGAGCAACGGGCAGGGCTCCAAAAAAGGGCTTTTTATCAACGTCTCCGCCTGGGGAAAAACCGGTGAGTACGCCTCCGGGCTGGAAAAGGGCGACTATGTGATCTGCGCAGGAACCCTTGAACGGGACGATTACCGCAGCAAGAAAAAGGGCGAGGATGTCTTTTTGCTGAACGCGGAGATCGTGCTGGTGCAGCCGGTGCCTGTTTACGCGGAGGAAGCGCATGAGGAAGGCGGCAGCACCGAGGGAGACAGCCTTTCTGAGCAGGACGATGGCGAGGGAGGGCAGCTTCCCTACTGATGCAGTTTCAATGCGGGCGGCCACACAGGGCCGCCCCTACGGCGGGAATGGAGGCGGGGTGACTACCCCTCAGTCGCTTTCAGCGACAGCTCCCCTGACAAGGGGAGCCTTTGCGGGCGACCGCAAGGGTCGCCCCTACGAATAACCATCTCCGCAAGAGGTGACAGAACTAAAATCACAGACTTTCCCCGCGTGGAGCTTGCTTGACGCGGGGACGGGTTTGTGCGGCTTTTTTTCGGGAGGTAAAAATGACAACAGGAAAACGGAAGTTTTGGCTCAAGCTGACCGACGGCTTTTTTACTTCGGAGACGCTGGATTTTCTCATGTCTCAGGAAGGAGGGGCAAACTATGTTGTGCTCTACCTGATGCTGCGGATGCTGACGGCCAGCACCGGCGGCAAGCTGATCCGCGCTGTGGGCGATATGCTCATTCCCTACGACACCGTGAAGATACAGCGGGACTGCAAGTATTTTTCCGCTGACACCGTCCGGGTGGCGGAAAGCCTTTACCGGAATCTGGGGCTGCTCTACGAGGACGCAAACGGCGTTCTGACCCTTGCGGGAGAGCACATCTGCGTACAGAGCGAGACGGACTACGCAAGGCAGAAGAGAATGCAGCGGAAAAAGAAGGCGGAAGCGCTCCTCTCCCCTGCTGCCCATCCGGCAGAAAAGCAGCTTCCTGCCCCGGACACAGCCCGGGATGTGGACACTGAGGTGGACACTGAGGTGGACACTGAGGTGGACACTGGGGTGGACACTGGGGTGGACATTGGGGTGGACATTGGGGTGGACATTGGGGTGGACATTGGGGTGGACAATGTCCAGACAATGTCCACCCATGAAGCCCCGCCGGACGCCCCCAACGAGACCCCTTTATATATAAACTATAACAAGTCTATGAAAGAGAATCCTTATACAGATACTTCTCCTGAAAAAGAAAGTAAAGAGAAATCCTCCCCTAAAGGGGAGGAAAAAGAGAAAGAAAGAAAAGGAAGCCCTGGTTTCGACCAGGAGACCAGGCTGACACTGGAATTTACGGAGATGAAGATCAGAGACTCGGAGCTTCCCGAAGAGCTGAAGGACCCACTTATACGCTGGGTACAGTACAAAGCGCAGATGTTTAACTTTCTCTACACTGAACTTGGGCTGAACGCCCTGATCAAAACCACAGCGAAAAACGCAAGGCGACATGGAACACAGGCGGTGCTGAAGACAATACAGCTCAGCATGGACAAGGAATGGCGCGGCATTATCTGGGATAAGGTCAAGGAGATGGCAGCACCGGAACCCTTCCCTGCCGAGCACAAGGCCTACAAGGCGGCAGTGTTTCTGGACGAAAAGCGGAGAAAAAGAATGCCCAGCCTCTCCCCCGCCGAGGAGCCTATTCTGCAAAAATGGGCTGTGTGCTTCAACGAGTGCCACGAGGTGGACAAGCACGAATGGGAGGAGATCAGCCGGGTGCTGGCCTTTTCCCAGAAAAATGAGTTCTGGAGCGCAAAGATCACGGACGCTTACAGTTTCAGGCGAAAATATGTGAATCTACTCTCGGAGATGCCGAAAAGCACCCTGCCCAGGCCGGAGACCCCTTCACGGAGGACATGCAGCATCAGCGAGCTGGTGGAATACCCGGAGGGCAGCGGAAACTGGATGCCGCCCTGGGAGGCAGAGGAGCGCAGGAAGCAGGAGGGATGAGCCATGGACACATTGATTAACCCTACAGCGGGATATGCTTTACAGGCAGAATACGACCTGATGGGCTGCCTGCTGGTTGCCCCGAAGGAGACGCTGGAGAACGTGCGGGGCACTTTAAGCGCATCGGATTTCCAGAGCGAGGACGCCAGGGCGGTATTTATCGCGGTCTGCCAGCTGGAAAACGAGAAGGCGCCCATGGACGCGGTGCTGATCCAGGCCAGGGCGGCGGAGAACGGACGGGAAATTGACACGGAGATGCTGGCCGACGTGATGAAGCGCTTTGTGACCTGCGCCAACGCCCAGGCCACAGCGGCGCTGATCCACGAGCAGTCCATTTCCCGGGAAGCAAGGAACATCGGCTTTGCCCTGATGCAGGCAGAGCTGGACCCGGGGACTGCCGTACAGCGGCTGCAGGAAGCCATCGCCGGGCAGAAAAGCAGACTGCCCTCCCCCATGGAGGACGCGGACTCCTTCATGGACACGCTGACCGCTGTGTCTGAGGGGAAACTGAAGATGTTCCTTTCCACCGGCTTTCCCCAGCTGGACGAGCTGCTGAGCGGCGGACTGATCCAGAACGGCGTGATCACGCTGGCAGCCAGACCGGGCGTTGGCAAGACCACCATGGGGCTTGCCATTGCGGAAAACGTTGCCGCTGCCGGTGGGCGGGTGCTGTATGAGAGTTTGGAGATGAGCCGGTTTCAGATCTGGGCCCGGCGCGTGGGCATGGTATCCGGCCTCTCCTACGCAAATATTCAAAGCGGAAAACTTGACGAGCAGGGATGGGAAAGATTGGTCAGAGCGATGCAGACCCTTTACACGAGAAACTTTTTCATCAGCGCCAAGCCCGCCTCCATGGACGATATTGAACGGCATCTGCGCAGCAACGGAGCGGACCTGCTGGTGGTGGACCACATGGGACTGATCAAACCGGAGCAGGGCAGAGACGGCAGATACGACAAGGCGACGGAAACTTCTCACCGGCTGAAGCGGCTTGCCCAATCCACGGGGGTGCCGATTTTGTCCCTGTGCCAGCTGAACCGGGCCAGCGAAGCACGGTCGGACAAGCGCCCGTCACTGGCTGACCTGCGGGACACCGGCGCCATTGAGGAGGACAGCGACGCCGTGATTATCCTGTACAGGCCGGCTGTGCATCTGCCGAAGGACGAGCAGCCCATGCCCTGGGAGACCCAAGACCTGGAAGTGAACGTGGAAAAGAACCGCCACGGCGCCACAGGGCAGATCATCATGGATTTTGTGGGTGTCTGCTCCAGAGTGCGGGAGAGACCGCAGAAAAACAGAGGGTACAGTAAAGAACAGCTGCCGGATTAAGGAGGAAGCATGAACGATCATTGCATTTTTTCGCAGGAAAACATACTGGCCGTGATTTTCAGTCTGGAAGAAGAGGCGCGGAGGGCCAAGTGCTTTGCCAAGCTCCACGCCAATGACCCGGAGCTTGCCCGGGCCTGGGAGGAGAAGGCGGGGCGCATGGACAACGCCGCGATGCTGATCCGGGAAGCGTACATCATATGAGCGCCGCGCTGAGTTACGAAAGTCTGGAGGACATGCCGGAGGGAATGCGGAGGCTCGTGGAGAAGCAGCTTGCCAAAAAGGCGGAGAGGGAGACAACGCAGGGAAACGTCCATGGCGGGGCGACGACCCCTCAGTCGGCTTCGCAGACAGCTCCCCCGACAAGGGGAGCCTTGCACCTCATCCGCCCCTGCGGGGCACCTTCCCCTCAAGGGGAAGGCATTGCGGGCGGCAACGAAGGGCCGCCCCTACGGCAGGGCTTGGAAGAGCAGGATTTTGGCACGGGCGTTGGCCCCCTTCAGCCGCCTGCGGCGGCAGCTCCCCCTGAGGGGGAGCCTTTGCGGGCGACCGTCCCTAAAGGGACTAGCTTTGCGTCGCAAAGGGTCGCCCCTACGGCCCTGACAAGGGTAGACAATGGGCCGTCTGGGACGCCGCCCCCGACGGCAGGAACGGGAGATTCAGGGCGGAACAAGTACGGAAACAAGCCCACGGAGCGGATACTGCCTAACGGGAAAACCATCAATTTCGGGAGCAAAAAAGAGGCTGCCTATTACGACAGCCTCCTGATTCAGCAGCGGATGGGCCTTGTGCGGAATATACGGCTGCAATACCAGTTTCTCCTGAAGCCGGCATACACAGACGGCGAGACGGGAGAGCGCTTCCGGGCGGTGAGCTATCTTGCCGACTTTGTTTTTGAGCGAAACGAAGACGGGCAGTGGAAACGGGTGATCGTTGACACCAAGGGAGGGAAGCGGAAAGGGACAAGGACTTCCACCTATGCGATCAAGCGGAAGCTGATGGCAGAGATGGGATATATCATCGAGGAGGCTTAGCGGGCGGCAACGCAGGGGTGGCCCTGCAAGGGGAACGGAGGTGGGGTGACTACCCCTCAGTCGGCTGCGCCGACAGCTCCCTTGACAAGGGGAGCCATGCACCTCATCCGCCCCTGCGGGGCACCTTCCCCTCAAGGGGAAGGCTTTGCGGGCGACCGCAAGGGTCGCCCCTACGGCCCTGACAAGGGGAGCCTTTACTTAGTATCAGGACGGAGCATTAAGCCCGTCCTGATTTTTGCGGAAAATGGTCTGAAAGTATCAAGATGTTGTGATTTTAGCGTTATGTGAGCCTTTTTGCAGGGGCACATTCTGCGTATGATAATAACAAGAAGAACCGGAAAGGAAGAGGTTTTATGGCGGCGGAGGAACGGGATAAACAGCGCTGCTGCATGTGCCGCAGCATTCTGGAAGAGAAAAACGCCTGGAGGCTTCCTGAGAAGCTGGGCGGCGGCTATGTCCCCTACTGCGCCAACTGCCAGGAAAAGGTGTACAAGTACCTTTCCACCGTGCTGGGCTACCGACTGGCCATGTTTTTCTGCGCGGCCATGATGAACGTGCCCTACCTGCCGGAGCTTTTTGAGCAGGCGAAAACCTACACCGCCAGTCTGGGCGCCTGGGGAGGATATCTGGCAGCCTTGCGGCACGAGGGCCGGGACAGCAAAGAGGGTAAACAGACCGGGTTTAGGGACGGGATCACCGATTTGCGGAAAGCCTTCGGCGGCGATTACGAAACGCTCCATCTCAGCGACGAGATGCTTTCCGACGAGGATTACATCAGCGGCCATCTCTCCCAGCGAGAGATCTGGGGCTACGGGCCGGAAAAACAGCCCTACACCCAGGAAGATTACGACAAACTGGACGAAATCTTTGAAGCCATTGCGTCAAACCGCGCCAACCTGGGCGAGCAGGCGATACTTGCAATTCGGAAAATTGCCAAGTGGACACTGGAGCAGGAACGCTGCTTCAACAAGGGCGATTTTGAAGGCGCCAAGCGGCTGCAGGACATCATCAAGATCGAGATGGAAAACGAGCAGCTGCGGAAAAAAGACAGCCTGCCCACAGATACCGTCAGAATTGACGACATTGTGATGGCCATTGAACGGGCCGGGCTGCACATCATGGACTACGATGAGCTCTGCACGGAGCTTGCCAACCACAGTTTTCACCGCACTTATCCCTATACCCGCGACGCTGCGGACCAGATGCTTTTGCTCATTCGCAACGCTACGGCGTGGAACGAAGGACGGGCAGAGGTGGCCAGCCTGCCGCCGGAGTTCCGCATTACCGACGAGCTGGGCGAGTTCGCCCAGGAGCAGGATGAGACGGAGAAGGAAATCTACGACGAGCTCCAGCTGAGCCCCATGAACTGACAGGCGGGGGGGGACATGGCAAGAAACGAATATTACTATTCCCGCCGGGCCGGAGGCGGCGGCTTTGTAAAGAGAGAGACCCGGGAGATGGTGGACTACTCCAAGTTTGCCACAAAGGAATTTGCGTTAATAATATCCTTCTTCCGCTGGTATCCGGATATTCTGGAGGACATTGCCGAGGGCGAACGGGCGGAATACAGCAACAGCCTGATGAACCGGGTGACGAAGCGCTATATGGCCCGGTACGCGGAGACCTTCACTTACGCCTGCCGCGGCTACGGCAAAACCACCTGCATTGTCTCCGACAAATGCAACAAGGGGATCCTTTGGCCGGGCGAGATCACCGCATACTACGCCCCTGTGGAAAAACAGGCGGCGCCGCTGGCCAGCAAGGCCTTTGCCGGTTATGAGCGGAACACTCCCCTGCTGGCGGCGCACTGGGAGAAAAACAGCGACGCCCGGGAGCATTTCAAGATTTCCACAAAGAACGGGTCCAAGTTCATCATGGACATTGACCGCGGCATTGACACCAGCGGCGTTGTGGCCGAGGAGTGCGGCCAGGAGGACAAGACCCCCTTTAATTTCAGCGAGTTCAACCAGATCGTTTTGGGCACGAACCGCCTTGACCACAAGGTGAACGGCGTTTCGGACCCCACCCACATAGACAGCCAGATCCACTATATCACTTCCGCCAGCCGGAAGGAAAACGAAGCATTTGCGGTGTGCCGGGATATCCGCACGGCCATGATGAACGGCGATAGCGCCTACGCGCTCTGGATCCCCTGGCAGGTGCCGGTGCTGTGCAGGATGAAGCGGCTCAGTTACTACCGGATGCTGAAGAAAAAGCAGACCGCCGAGGAGTTCATGCGGGAGTGCGAAAGCCGATGCACCGGCTCCGTGGAAAACCCGATCATCAAGGACTCGGTGCTGCAGGAGGCCAGAACCGTGCTCTGCATGGAGGACCGGCACTGCGGCGACCCGGAGGCTTTTTACATTATCGGCTACGACGTGTCCTCCCGGGACCACGCGGGAAACGCGCTGACCGCCATGAGCGTGGTGAAGTGCGAGAGGCAGTACGACACCGCAAAATGGGACCACTACAAGAAGAGCCTTGTGTATGTGATGGACATGCGCCCGCCAAAATCCGCCAGAGAGCACGCCAAGCTGATAAAGCAGCGCTGGGCGGACTACTGCATGGAGGGCGGGAAAACGGCCTACATCATCATTGACGCCAGAAGCTACGGCCAGAGCGTGGTAGAGCATCTGCACGAGGACTTAGGCGACGGCCTGCCCCCGCTTTGCACCATGAACGGAGACAGCAGCTTCAGCGAGCTGGTACAGCCCGGAGCGCTGCCCCTTGTCTACCCCATACAGGCCACGGGCAACAGCGGACGGGACCCCAACAGCGAGATGCTGGACTACATCGAACGCGAGTTTGAAAACGGCAATTTCCGGCTGCTCACCGCCAACGCGGCGGAGGGCTGCCGCAAATACAAAATCAAGCACCAGATCCACGACGACACACAGGACGGACTGATCCAGTTTCCGTATCTGAAAACCAAGGAGCTCTGCCGCCAGATCGGAAACCTGCAGAAAAAATACACCTCGACCGGCTGGATTGAGGCGCAGATCTCCAAATACATTCCCAAGGACATGTGGTCTTCCCTGCTCTACGCCGGGCGGCTGGCCCAGCGGCTGGAAAAGGACGAGCTCTACGCCCAGAACCGCAGCAAGAACGAATGGGAAGAAGCCGCGGCCAGATATGAGGGCAGCGGATTTACCGTGAAGCAGCACGCGGTAAGGCGGCTGGGAAGGACGGCGATCAAATGACCGATATACCCCTCAACCGGCTCTGGGCCATGGCAACGAGCCCGAAAGCCATGAATACCGCCCAGACCTTTGACCACCACTACTGCAACGACGACCACTGCCTGGTGATCTCCCCGGAGCGCCCGGAAGGGGCCCGGGAGGTGGACGAAAAGCTGCTACCCCTGCTGACGGCGGAGGACCTTTGCTGGATCTACCGCGAAGCTGACCGGATAAGGGAAGAACAGCAGGAAAAATACCGCAGGGAGTGGGAAAAATGCCAGAAGGATTTTCTGGCAAAGTTTGAAGCAAATCTCAAGGAAAGGCAGGAAATGAGCGCCGATGGACGAACAGAGCAGAGATGAAGCCCAGAGCCTGGACAGCTACGCAACGCTGGCTAAGGGCATGATGCGGCTGAACGACATGTACGGCGGGATGCCTTTTGAGGACGTATACAGCGCCTTTGTGGGAGCAGGCGGGGCAAACATGCTTGCGGCCTGGCCCAATCTGCAAAACCGCAGGGTGCGCTCCATCAACACCAAGCCTGCCAAGTACAGCAAGGACGCCATTGAGGAGATGGTGGGAAACCCGGAGGGGAACGAAAAGGCGCTGAGGTCCATTTCCGCCTCCCTTTCCCACAGCACCAAGACCTACGACCTGATCATACAGACCTACCCCAACATTATGACCTATGACTGGTACATCAGCATAGGTTACTCCCGGAATGCCCCCGGCAAAGAACGGCAGATGCGGGAATACGCGCTGGCCTACCAGATTGCGGAGACCATGGACGTGAAGGCAAAGGCCCGGGAGATCAACGGCCTGTGCCAGAAATACGGGAAGGTGTTTTACACGCCCCGCATTTCCCTGGACAAGGCCCACGGCAGGGTAAACTACGCTTTCCTCCAGCAGCTGCCGGAGGACTGGTGCAAAATTGTGGGCTTCAACAACGGCCCGGGGCGCTACACCGTGGCATTCAACCTGATGTATTTTCTCTGGCCGGGCAACGACTGGAGACAGTTCGGGGACCTGTTTGCCCCCTACATGCCGCACTTTTACGACGTTGTTGAGACAAAGAGCAAAACGGTTTACGCCGCGAAGATAAACACGGAGAAATTCAAAAAGCTGGAGATCTCCGATACGCCCGGACACCCGAAATGGGAGCTGGTGGGCGGCCAGTGGATGTACTGGGTGACGCTGCCGGCGGACCGGGTGATCACCTTTGAGGCGGATGACCGGACTCCCCTTGTGGCTCCCCCCAACACGGGGCTGATGGTGAGCATGACCCAGATCCCGAACTACGAGGCGGCCCAGATGGAGATCATTCTGAACCCGCTGACCAGCGTGCTCACCGGTACGCTGGAGACCACAGATCCCAAAACGGCAAGCAATTCAGAGCCTATACTGGTTTCCCCTTCTACACGGAAACTGTTTGAGACGCTGTGGTACGACATGCTGGCAAAGAACAACACCTGCGGGATCGGCCTCTATCTGGCCCCGGCAAAGGATTTGAAATTGCAGACACTGTCTGACACAGTGTCCAACACGGACATCTCCTCCTCCGCCTACGCGGACCAGGTGGAAAAGGCGGGTCTGCCCGCCCTGATTCCCACCACGGACGACCCGAAGGTGGGCGTGGCACAGCTTTCCGCAGGGATGCACGCCCGCTACTCTATGCCCATCTACTGGGGCTTTGAACGGATGATGAACTGGATATTTGAAAACCTGGGCTTTAAAAGCAGGCTCCGCTTTCACATGTTCGGCAACATCTTTGACCGGGAGAAAGACCTGGAAAACGCCCGGAAGGGCATGACGCTGGGCATTCTGCCCGACACACTGCGCTATGACGCCATGATGGGCATTTCCCCGCTGGAGGACATTGCCACATCGGCGTTTATCAGCGACAGCGGACTGCTGGACATGCGCAAGCCCCTTGTGAGCTCCTACAGCGCAAAGCAAGAGACGGGAACCTTGCCGCCCCAGGCCAAAAAGGACATCAATCCCGGAGGCAGGCCGCCGGAGGAGGGCAGCATCAACAGCGAAGTGACGGAAAACACAGGAAAGGGCGGTTAAACCATGAAAACTTACACGAACGCCTACAGTGATCCCCACTGCACGGCGCTGGAAGAGCCCATGCGCAACGTGATGAGCAGGATGGGCAAGGCCATGTGGCACTTTGCCCAGCTGAAAGAAATCACCTGGTATCAGTGGGGTTACGCCGGGATCACCGGGGCGATCCACTACCTGGAGCATGTGTACGGCGGATATATCGACAGCTTCAAGGAGCTGCTGGCCCAGATGGGCCTGCCGCTGGCCTACCCGGGCATACCGGAGCTGAGAGAGCCTTTTGACAGCCTGGCAGGAATTTTCACCCGCTGCATCGGGCTTATCGACGAGGTGAACGACGCGCTGAGCGCGTTTGTTGAGGCGGCGGACCGGGAGGCACTGGAGCCGCTGGCACGGCGGGCGGAGAACATCCAGATGGAAAACTTTGCTCCCCGCGCCTGGCTGACCCAGGCACTGACCATGAGCGAACAGGGAGGCAGCGCGTCCAGTCTGGACAGCTGGCTGAAGGACACCCTGGACGCGGCGCAGAAAGGCTGAGGCGGCAAAATGGCAAAGAACCGATACAAAGATACCGCTCCCCACCGGCTGATTGAGGGCCGGATGCGGGTTCTGGAGGCGGTGAACCGGAAGCTCTACCGGGTGGAGATCTGGGCGCTGAACGACCGCACTACCGGAAACAACTGGCGTTTTATCAACCTTGAAGCACACCTGAAGGAATTTCAGGACATCCCCATACTGACCGCTTACCTGAAAAACGGAAGAGTGATCGGCGACGGGCACAACTACGAGGTGAAGGTTGACCCCAGAACCGGGAAAGAATACGCCTCTTTCACGGCGCCGGAGGCGGAGCGCATTGTGGGCTGGGTGCCCAAGGACGCCAACATCCGCCTGGAAAAGAAGGACGGAACAAGCTGGATCGTCGTTACCGGCTATCTCTGGAGCTGGTACAGCCACGAGCTGGTGGAGAAGATCGTCAGACAGGGTGACGGCTCCCCCATCAACGTCTCCATCGAGGCGCTGGTAACGAAGGAACATAAAGACGGCGATGTGGACGTGGAAGAGGAATATATCGTCCTGGGCATCACCGTACTGGGCGACGGGGTGGCTCCGGCGGTGGCCGGCGCCAATATCCAGTCCCTCGCCGCGCTGAGGGACGGCATGAAAAAGGAAATTCTGAAGGCCGCCTCTTACTGCGAAACTCAGCCGCATAAACATGAAACCGACAAAGGAGTGACAAAAATGCCTATTACCCCCAAGGTGCTGAAAAAGCTGGGAGAGAATTTCAGCGGATACACCTGCGTAGGCGCCAGCGACGACAGGGCCCGCGTTGCGCTGCTTTCCGAAAACGGTACGCCGTTCGGCTATTCCTATCAGGAGAGCGACAAGGGCACGGTGATCCAGGAGCGCATCCGGGAGGCTTCCGCCAGAGTGATCTTTGCTTTTGACGGCGCCGAAGTGGAAGCCCCGCTGGAGACCGTGATGGAGAGGGAAAACGCCCGTGTCCGGCAGCTGGAAGCCGATCTGAAAGCGGCCAAATCCGCAGAGGAAAAGCTTTCCGGCCAGGTGGAGACCATGCAGGCCAGAGAGAAGGCCCGCAGGCTTCAGGCCGCAAAGGACGCCATTAAGGCGGAGCTTGCCCTGCGCAACGAGAACCGCAGCGATGACCGCCGCTTCTCCACGGAGCTCTGCAAGGAGCTGGAAAAGCGCGTGGAGAACAACGAGTTCACCGACATGGAGGACAAGGACGGCAACTGGACCGGCGAACAGGCTGTGCGCAGCGCCGTGGCTGCCCTCTGCATGGACGAGCAGACCAGGATGGACAAGGCTGAAAAGGCCAAAGAGCGCCACCTGTACAACTGGACCAGAGACAACAGCACCGGCAAAACCGGCCCCCAGACGCTGGGCGAGCTGATTGAGGCCGAGAACGCTGAGTAAGGAGGAGAAGACATGGCTTTTATTGAGAAAACTGCGTTTGAACCCCGGATGTGGAACAACCGCAACAACGACCTTCAGAACATCCCCGGACGCTTCCAGACTGACGGGACGGACGCCGATTGCAGCGCGGGCTTTGCCTGCGTAAAGGGCGCCCATCAGGCAGGCGGCGGCTATCTGATGGCCCAGGCCGCCGACGGCAAGGGCGAGGTTTACTTCTGCAACCCCGGCGACGTGCAGCGCGGCATGATCGGCGGAAACCTTTACGCCGAGGGCGTTGAGACTCTGGGTCTGGGCGCTCCCGCCGGCAGGCTTGCCACCTATACCAAGGCTATTCCCGGCGAAACCTATGCATTCGGCCCCGGCAACTTCTCTACGCTGGTGGACAGCGGCAAGACCTACGCCACCATTGTCAACGGGCTGCTGGTAGGCTCCGCCTCCGCCCCTGAGGCAGGCACGGGCATCTATTTCGTGCTGGATGCCGGTCTGGGCATCGACGTTTTCACCGAGGGCAACTACGCGGCATTCGCCAGATATAACATGCTTTGCTGCAAGGCCTGAGGAGAAGGGAGGAAATAAAAAATGGATAAACTGAGACTGAACTCCGCCATCGCCAGTCTGCGGAACACCCCCATTACCAGCGATGAGCGCTCTACGCTGATCCACGAGGGCCAGCTGCTGCTCCTGGAGAACATGGGCAGAGTGAAGAACCGCGCTCTGAGCGCCGCAGGACGCTCTGCCGTAGATTTCGGCAGCGTCTTTACCAACAACGGACAGTTTGAGGCCAAGGCCCGGAAGTGGAGCGACGATGTGCTTTGCTTCTGCGCCAAGAAGGCCAATGACTTTGACGACCGCGTCACTGACCGGAACGACCGCAGCACCTTCACCAACCCCCGTCTTGCCTCCAGCCCCTGGTTCCTGCGCACGCTGGGTAACATCATGAACGAGGTCATGTACACCGTGACCCCCACGCTGATCAACGAGCTGGTGGGCGAAATGTGCAGCGTGGCCACCACGCCCAAGGGCAAGACCTACACCATTGAAATCACTTCCAACGCGGTGATCCAGTGGGAGGATGCCACCTGGACTTCCCTGCGCAGTGTGCCGCAGGACAAGCTCTACAACCGGACGATCGCGGTGAACCCCGTTCCCAAGGCAGCTCGCGGCAGCATCAACTTTTACCAGATGGTGGGCAATGACGGCAACCTGATCAACACCATGGCAGCCATGGTGGGCGGCTACGCCGCAAAGCTGATGCAGAGCTTTACCACTGCCTTTACCACCGCGGCAGCGGACGCCCGTTATGTGCCCGCTTCTCTGAAGGCGACCGGCTATACCGGCGACAACTGGGCTGCGATCTGCCAGAACACGGCAAAGGCCAACCGGGTACGCCGGGACCAGCTGGTGGCCTGGGGCGACTTCCTGGCGCTGCGCAAGGTGCTGCCGGACAACGCTTCCCTCGCCGCTGCCATCATGATGCAGATGGGCGATGAGTATTTCAAGACCGGCTACATCCTGAGCCATGACGGCGTGCGGATGTACGAGATCACGCCCACCTCCACGCCGGAGACCATCAACACCACGCTGACCAGCGTGTTCCCCACGGACCAGATCATCATCGCGGCAAGGGCCAGCAACCGCTATGCGCCCATGGTGGCCGTGTTTGAGGAAGGAGCCGAGAGCACCCTCCAGCTCACCCCGGGAGACGACGTGCTGGCCACCGGCAACATTGACGTGCTGCAGGTTGCAAGCTACGCCATTGCCCCGGCCTTTGCCAGCCGCATCGGCCTGATGACCAACGTCGTCTGATTGAGGGCACCGTTTCCCGCAAGCAGGGGGTAAGACTATACGGGCGGCCACACAGGGCCGCCCCTACGGTGGAAGGCGGGGGTGACTACCCCTCCGTCGGCTGCGGCGGAACGGGCGACCGCAAGGGTCGCCCCTACGGCCCTGACAAGGGGAGCCTTGCCCTCCCTGTTTGCCGGGAGACGGCAAAGTAACGCCATGAAAGGAGATTTTTAGATGGCTTCCAGAAAGAAGAACGGCGGAGAGACCGCTGAAAATACGGAAAAAGAAACCCAGACCGTTGAGGTACCGGCGGAGGACGTGATCGCCGTTAAGGAAGACGGGACGGAGACGCCTCTTACGGAGGTAATCCCGGAGCTGAAGGGGCAGACCGTTGAGGCGGAGATCCCCAAGGAGCCGGAGGCTGAGACACCGCCTGTGGTTTACCAGGTGGTGGCGCCCAAGGAGCCGATGGTAAAGATCCTGTACCTGGACAGCTGCATTCCCACGAACCAGATCCCCATCGGCGGCGGCAGAGTGATCACGGGAACCAACAAAATCTTCAGCGTGACGCTGACGGAGTTTGAGGGCACCTTCCAGACGCCGCTGATCATGCAGCTGCTGAAGCTCAGAAAGTTCATCGTTCTGGACGGGCTTACCGACGAGCAGCGGCAGCAGTACGGCGTGGACTATGCCAAGGGCGAGATCCTGAAAAACGAGAGCATGTTCGGCTACATGCTGGACTGCCCCGCAAGTCAGGCGGCAGAGATTTTTAAGGCTCTGTGTCCCAGCCACCGGGAGATGGTTGCAGCGAGGGTTCACGAAGCCTATGAACGCGGCGACAAGAGGCTGACCAGAGAGCGCATAGAAGCGCTCAACGACATCAGCAAGGCCGACTTTGAGGACGGCAGAGGCGCCTTTACCGACATCCTGAAAGCCATGAACGAGGCACGGATATAAAGGAGACAGCGGGATGGTTAAGGTTTATGAAAGTTTTTCCCGTCCCAAAGCGGAAATGACGGGACAGGTGGAGATCTGGTGCGATTCTGAGGATGAGATCGCGGGTCTCTCCACGGAATACGCTCCCGGCTCCGTTGCCATCGTTGTGGCGGAAGGAACGCCCACCTACATGCTGAGTCCCAGCAAGGTTTGGATGAAAGTATAAGGGCATAACAGGAAAGGAGAAAAAACGTGGAAGAAGTTATGGAAATTCTGGGCATTGCGGGTATTCCCGTGATCACGATCATCTGCCTGCTGGCAGTGCAGGGCATCAAGGCGACCGCGCTGGATAACAAGTGGCTGCCGGTGATTGCCGGTTCGCTGGGCGGCGTGCTGGGCATTGTGGCCATGCTGACCATGCCTGAGTTCCCCGCAAAGGACGTACTTACCGCACTGGCCTATGGTATTGTTTCGGGTCTTGCGGCTACCGGCGCAAATCAGGTTTACAAGCAGCTTACGGAGAAGTGAATTTTACAGCGCCGTACTCTGCTCCACCTGCGCGGGGGGGCAGGGTACGGTTGGGCGGGCGATTCGTGAATCGCCCCTACGAGGGGGAGATTGACTACCCCTCAGTCTGCCCTTCGGGCAGCCAGCTCCCCTGACAAGGGGAGCCAAACACCTCATCCGGCGCGTTGCGCCACCTTCCCCTCAAGGGGAAGGCATTGCGGGCGACCGCAAGGGTCGCCCCTACGACAGAACGGAGGCGGGGTAACTACCCCTCAGTCGGCTCCGTCGACAGCTCCCCTTGCAGGGGAGCCTTGAAAAAAGCGAAAGTAAAAAGGAAAGAAAGAGGAACAGGGAGATGGAGGTCCTTATTTCCATAATCGGAGGCGCGGCGGGAGCCGCTTTCATTACGGGAGGATTCTCCCTGATCAAATGGTTTCTGGAACGGCGGGCCAAAAAGGCTGACCGTGAAGAGGAACGGAATACCGAAAACAGCAAGGCAAGAGATGACGACATTGCAGAACTGCGAAAGGACGTTAATGACCTTAAAGTCGCTTTGCGGATGCAGATGTACGACAGGATCAAGCACCTTGCAAAGTCGTACATTGACAGAGGATATATCACAGTGGAGGAACTGGAGGACCTGGATAAAATGCACGATATCTATCACGGGCCCTTGCAGGGGAACGGATTTCTAAGCGAACTGATGGGGCAGGTACATCATCTGCCGCTGAGGGCAAAATAATCAGGCTGCCGCAGCACGGCGGTCGTGCAGCTGCCTCGTAAGCAGCAGAGCCCGGTTCGATTCCGGGCGGCAGCTCCATTGATACAGAGCAGAACAATACAGAGAAAAACGATACAGGAGGCGGAAAAAATGGGCACTTCATGGGAGAGTATTGAGACAAGGGCGATGACCTATATCAAGAACGACCTTTCGCTGGAGTGGGACATGAAAAACCGCCTCCCGGTCTTTTATAACCGGATGCGGGCCTACATGATGGAGGCCATTCCTCTTTTCAGCCGCCCGCCGGAAATGCTGCTGAAGCTGAAAGACTACACGGAGCCGCTGTTTTCCGCCCTTTCCTATACGCAGGAGACAGACGAAAGCGCCGGGATCACCATTGAGACAGGAGAGACAGGCTATGACATCTGCTCCGCGGCGGTACAGGCCGAGGACGATTTCGGAGAGATTGAGCTTAACCCCATCCCCGTGCAGAGCTATGACACCGCCACGGGGCGCGTGGTTCTGACGGGCAGCTTTTCCGCCGGAACAGAGATCATGCTTTATTTTTACAAAGCAGCCAGCTTCAAGGCGGAGCTGAACCACGCGGAACAGGGAATCCTCGCCTTCGCGGTATACAACCGCTGGGAGCACCGATTTGACAACAATGTGCCGGAGCGCACAAGCAAGATCAGGGACGCGGGATTTACCACCGTGTCCGAGGCCAGCATGACCACAGCAAACCGGGGGCGGATGGAAAAGGCCGACCACGACCTTTACGACATGATGCGCGCCTATCAGGACGATCTGGACTATCTGGACGTGGTGCTGAACGTGAAATTGAACTGACGGGAGGCGGAGAAATTGGCAGACCTGAAAAGGCTGGCGGAGAACGCCGCCATGCTGGGCGGCACTCCCCTTCCCGAAGCAAAGAAAAGCGGCTTTGAAAGCGGACTGCAAAAACAGTTTTTCGCGGAGGCCACCCGGCAGTATGCGCAGGAGGCCGGCGCGATTGCCAGCAACTGCTTTGAGGCGGAGTGCCAGGGGCTTAACGGAAACAACTTTGCGGAATACAGAAAGGTGCTGCTCCGTTCCGTGCCGGTCACTGTGGCGGGCACGGGAGAGCTGATGCCCGACGACTGGCAGAGAATCACCATCATCAAACCGGCCAAGGTCACGGTTATCCCTCCCGGCGCTTACCTGCGTTATGGCGGAAACACCTGGATCGTTTACAAAGGGAAAAACATGGGTTCCGTGCTGGGCAATGCCATTGTGCGGCGCTGCAACAGCGTGATCAACACACTGGACTGGTACGGCAATATTGTGAGCGTGCCCATGAGCTTTGCCAAGATGGGCACCCAGGGCAACGCCAGCCACGCTTCTGAAAACAGCATTGTTGCCAAGAACTACATGGACTGCGTGTGCCAGCTGAACGAAATCAGCAGCACCTTCCGGGAGAACACAAGGATAATTCTTGGCAAGGCCGCCTACGGCATGAGGGGTCTTAACGATTTTACCCGGAGCTTTACCGACGAGCAGGACAGCGTACACCTGCTGAGCTTCACTATTGAGCGGTCTGAGCCGCTGGAGCAGGACAGCCTGGAGAAGCAGTGTGCGGACTACCACAGTTTCTCGTGGGAGATCATGCTTACGGCTTCCGGGAACATGAAAACAGGGGGAACGCAGCAGATACAGGTATCGAGCCTGCGGATGGGCCTGCACGTGGAAAGCAGCGAGGAGCACCCCATCAGCTATCTGTTTTCCAGCAGCGACGAGAGCGTTGCCGCTGTGGACGAAAGCGGAACCGTCACAGCCCTTAAGCCCGGGAACGCGGAGATCACCGTGACGCTGGCGCAAAACCCGGATATCCGGCAGACCCTTGCGCTGGACGTGGCCGAGGGCGGCGGGGACTATGTGGACTTCACCTGCAATCTGCCGGAGACACTGAGCGAATATCGCAGCATAACGATCAGCGCGGCGTGGTTTTCCGGCGGGGAGGAGACGGAGGATGAGGTAAGCTTCCGCTTCGCGGGCCCTGCGGGAAACGCATACAGCGCGGATCAGACCGGGAAAAACCGGTACACTATCAGCTGCTTTGCGGCCTCTCCCCTGCCACTGACCGTCTATGCGGAGGCCCACGGGCAGGGCGTAAGCGCAAAGATTTGGCTGACGGCATAAACACGGACACACTGCTGAAAAGTTACAAAAAAAGGAGAACCGAAAATGAATATGGGAAACATTATTGCACTGATCAAAAGCCTTGGCGGCGGTGGCGGCGGCTCTGTTCCCAAACCCCTCACATATGACTATATGCCGGAAGGATATCCGTCGAAGAACGTATTATTTGATATAGAGTGGAACGGTGATACGAGTGGGCTTGTGAGTGTTGTTGATGCTTATTATAAAGTCGCAAATTATACCGCAGCAACTAAAGCGGATTTAGTCGGCTGTATGTTAAGTCTGCAAAACGACCCAGAGCACCCCGAACCTTTTGCGGTTAAAGAAAGCGAAATCTATGATACACAAATACCCCACGCAATAATGGTTTCTGATTATGCAATATTCGTTTCAGAGCCAGCAAGCTATGGTCAGTTTAACTTCACTGAACCGGGTATCTATTTTGGAAAAATGGGTGAAAAGTATCTGGCAAGGCTTAGCAAACAAACTATTACACCAATGGCAGAGGAGTTTATGCCCGTGCTCACATCTCCGAACGGCACAAAGTATAAGCTCACCGTAGACGACAGCGGCACTCTTACCGCAACGGAAGTAACCTGACCGAGTAACCATACAAGGAGAAAAAATGCAGTGTGAAAACGCCTACATAAAAGAGGGTGTGCGATACATCCTCTGCAAAAAGGAAAAGGAGCCGGATCTGCGCGACCAGAGGGCTTTGACCCACGCCATGTGCGGACACCAGCGGTTTTGCCCCAATATCCGGGCCTGTACCCTGCTTCCGAGCTGGGAGCGTTGCCTGAAACGGGCTGAAAACCCGGCTCAGGTTCGCGGTGAAGCCGCAGAAAACGCCGCAGGCGAAGAAACGCCCGCGAGGACGGCCAAAAAGAAAAGCGCGCAGAAGGCTTCTAAGGAGGATTAGCGGGCGGCCACGCAGGGGTGGCCCTGCAAGGGGAACGGCGGTGGGATGACTACCCCTCAGTCGGCTACGCCGACAGCTCCCCTGACAAGGGGAGCCTTTGCGGGCGACCGTCCCTAAAGGGACTAGCTTTGCGTCGCAAGGGGTCGCCCCTACGGCCCTGACAAGGGGAGCCAAACACCTCATCCGGCGCTGACGCGCCGCCTCCCCTCAAGGGGAAGGCTTAAATTGTGCCATTGAAAGGAGTTTATGGACATGGCTGAGATGAAAAAAATTGTGATCACCACGGAGGACATTCAGAGGGCGGAGAGCTATGTGCCGGTGGCCATTAAAGAGGCGGCGGTGCGGCTAATGGCCACGCTCTGCATTGAAGAGGCAAAGGGCGAGAAAGAGGCGCAGGGACTTCCCCTGCCCACGATTTACCGGGAAAACCGACTGCACCGGCAGCAGTTCGCCATGGGCATTCTGGCAGGATTTTACCTGAAAAAGCCTTATCGGATGGCAAAGCTCCAGTACATAGACGGAAAAGGCGAGACCCGGGAGGAAGATCTGAACTACATGATGGACACGGAGGATCTGGATATCTGGGCGGGAAGCCATGTGGTGAACCAGCTGGAGCGCATCAAGAAGAAGCGAGACGGCTGCGCGGACAAGGTTTACGACCTTCTCTACGACCTGAAGGGCTTTGAAAACATGCTGACAGGCGCGATCCGGGACGAGTTGGAGCGGCGAAACGACCCGCTGCGCAGGATGATGGAGCTTTTCGGACAGGCCGTCTCCGCCGAGGCCCTTGCCGCTTTGCAGAAGAATCTTGACGGGGCCAAGGCTGCCGTGAAGGAGGCCATGGACGAGGTGAAAGAGCATGGCGGTTGAGGAACTGGGCGTCAAGCCCGACATCAGTTCTCCCTATTACCCCTTTTACAAGGTGGTCAGCGGCAACACCATGGCAGGGGCTGAGGAGCTGCCCTACATTCTGACCAAGTACCTGATGGACCTGCCGGAGCCGGGCTACACGCCCCCGGAGGACAACCGCTACCCCAGAGCACGGCTGAAAAAGCTGATGTACTGGGACGGAGCGCTTCCGCTGGAGCAGCCGCTGCCTACCACGGAGCAGATGAAATCCATACAGTTTGACCCCAGTCATCCCGGCAGCGAGCCGGACCCGGAACGGGGCTACCGCATTTTCAGCCAGGAGCTGGTGCGGCAGGCACAGGCAGAGGCGCAGACGGTACTGAGGATTTATCTGGGCAATATGGACCGGGTTTCCTCAGGACGTGGGTTTATTTTCCGGCAGACCGTGATCTACACCATCATGTGCAATTACGCGCTGGAGGGGAACATGAAAACCACGGCGGCCTCGCGGGCATACCAGATCGCACAGGCGATTCTGGAGGCCACGGAGGGCGTGAACTTCGGGGGTATTGGCGGCATGATGACGCTGCGGATGACCAAGTTTGACGACGAGCGCGTGAACACCGGGTACAAGATCTACCAGCAGGTGGACTGGGCTGCCGGAGCGCCTAACCCGAATTATGGGGGGTAAGCGTTTCTGCTTGCAGCGGGGTTTGGGTGCGGGCGTTGGCCCCCTTCCGGCCCTTCGGGCCACCTCCCCCTGAGGGGGAGGCAACACCTCATCCGCCCCTGCGGGGCACCTTCCC